GTCAAGGACTTTGAAGACGCCGAGACAGTTGTGCAGGACGAGTTGAGCAACACCCAGCAGGGTATGATCCTGCAGGGCGCTGACAACCCGGCGCTGGTCGTATACGCCCTGGGGAAGAACCCCAAGAAGGCTAAGGAAATTGCATCCATAAAAGACCCCGTGAAGTTTGCCTTCGCTGTTGCGAAGCTGGAGACACAGTTGAAAGTAACGAACAGAAAGGCAAGCACGAAACCGGAAACGACTATCACAGGCAAGGCCATGAAGTCAGGAACGGTTGACTCAAACTTAGAACGATTACGCGCTCAAGCGGAAAAAAGCGGCGACTATTCAAAGGTCACCGCCTACAAGCGCAGCAAGCGTGCGGGTAGTTAAGCAACTTAATTTATAGGAATCAATAACATGGCTAACGAATTTTCCAAAGAAGAACGCGTAGCGTTCGAGCAGATGACTGAGGGTTTTGAGGACGCACTGGTCCTTAGCCGTAACGTGTCTGTTTACACATCCGACTCACAGATGATGGAGCGTGCAAACGACACCATCTGGCGCCCAATGCCCTACATCATGTCGTCTGTTGACGGTGCCCCACGCACCAACATCAGCTCGCTGTACCAGGACGTGACGCAACTGTCTGTACCTGCAACCCTGGGCTTCAACAAGACCGCCCCCTGGACTCTGGACGCCAAGCAACTGCGCGACGCCCTGCAGGAAGGCAACATCGCGAAGGGTGCCCAGCAGCGTCTGGCATCTGACATCAACATCGCTGTCATGAACGTCGCAGCAGCACAGGGCACCGTGGTCATTAAGCGTACCGCTGCAGCCTCTGGCTTTGATGACGTTGCTGAGTGCGATGCCGCCTTTAACGAGCTGGGCGTTATGTCCGACAATCGTTACCTGGCGCTGTCAAGCCGCGACTACAACGGTATGGCCAGCAACCTGGCTTCCCGTCAGACCATGAACCAGAAGCCCACAACAGCCTATGAGAAGGCTTACGTTGGCACTGTGTCTGGCTTTGAAACTTACAAGATGGACTACGCTAATCGCATCCTGGCCCAAACCGCCACTATCACTGTTGATACTGACGGCGCCAACATCGACTACGTTCCCCAGTCTACCAGCACATCTGTTGGCGGCCAGATCAACGTCGATAACCGCACCCAGACCATTAGCTGCACCACCAACACTGGCGTTGTTGCAGGCGACTGCTTCACCATCGCCGGCATCAACAGCGTTCACCACATCACCAAGCAGGACACTGGCCAGCTCAAGACTTTCCGAGTTATCTCAGTGCCCACTAGCACCAGCCTGGTCATCAGCCCCCCGATCATCTCTGCGTCAACTACGCCGACTGATCCAGAGGTTCAATACCAGAACTGTGTCGCCAACAGCGTGTCCAACACTGCTGCTGTCGTATGGCTGAACGTGACCGCTGCTGCCATCAACCCATTCTGGCACAAAGACTCCATCGAGTTGATGCCAGGTCGGTACGCTGGCAACCCAGACGGCGCCACCATGCTTCGGTACACTTCAGAGCAGGGCATCGAGCTGACGTTGACCAAGCAGTACGAGATTGACACACGCGTCACCAAGTATCGTCTTGATACGTTCTTTGGTGTGACCATGTGCAACCCCGAGATGGCTGGTGTCGTATTGTTCGGCCAAAGCTAACCAGATAGATGACGGGGGTCGATATGGCCCCCTGAGTCTTTTGAGGGTGTACTGATGCCGTTGAAAAAGGGTTACAGCTCCAAGTCTATCAGCTCCAACATCCGCGCAGAACGCAAGGCGGGGAAGCCGGCCAAGCAGGCAGTTGCCATCGCAATGTCAACAGCAGAGCGCGCAGCCAAGAAAGCGGGCAAGCCAGCAAAGGCGCCCAAGAGTAAAGGCAAGAAATGACTAAGGTTTACCTACCACTATCAGACGGGATGTATAAGCGCATTGATGTCCCGGCTGTTACAAAGTATTTGGATGATGGCTGGTTCTTATCAATCAGCGACCACCAGGCGCACGTCGCCAAGATCAACAAGGTTCCGGTAGCGACGCATCTGTTTGACGCGCCACCGGTGCAGGTAAAAGTAAAACGCAAGCCACGCAAGAAGCCAGAGGCCGAGTAATGTCCTACACGAAACGCCAGTATGTCATCGCAGCCTTTGAGGAGATCGGGCTGGCGTCTTATGTTTTCGATCTGACAGACAACGAATTGTTGTCGGCTTGTAAGCGCCTAGATGCTATGATGGCGCAGTGGAACGCTAAAGGCATACGACTGAGTTACCCGTTGCCAAGCAACCCTGACAGCACGTCACTGGACGCTGATACAGAGGTGCCTGACGCTGCCAACGAGGCAATCATCCTCAACCTGGGCATACGCATCGCGCCAGGCTACGGCAAGTCGGTATCGCCGGACACGAAGATATCAGCCAAGGCTGCGTACACTACATTGTTGGGCTGGACCGCGCAGCCAACACCAGAGAAACAATTCCCGCGCACCCTGCCAACGGGCGCCGGGCAGAAGGCTTGGCGATATGACCAAGACCCGTTTATGCCAATACCTGTTGACCCGCTGACAACCGGCGGGGATGGAGTTTTAGACCTAACATCTTGAGGATATAAAATGTCAACGATCAACCGACTGTCCAGTGTAGACGCCCTACAGCCAGGTGATTTGATTCCAGTTTGGGATGGCTCCAACGGAGACACCCGCAAGGCATCGCTCACCACCCTGTTGGCATTCATCGAATCAAACTTCGCAGACCCTGACTTCAGCACGCGCATCGTCGCGCCAAGCATTAATGGTTTTAACGTCGATATTGGTGATACGGGTGACTCAATCTGGCTGATAGTTAACCCAGTTGCAAGCTACCTCAATGGCTCAGTTTCTTTGCCTTCATCGACTTATGCTGTTAACGATCAAGAAATTACGGTAGTTTTTACCGCACCAGTTGGATCTTTTTCTGTTACAGGGGCTGGCACCACTGTACTGGGAACCCCAACGTACATGGGTGAATATGACTCATTTCGAGTGCGCTACAACGCTTCACAGCTTACTTGGTACACGCTCAACACGACTGCCTATAACGCATTTGACAGCAAGACCTTTTATAAATACGGAACTGACGCAGCCGCATCAGATCATCCTGCCATATCTATTGGCCACATTCTTGAAACAACATATTTCGATAGCAATATGGTGCTCAACTCTGGTGGATGTCATATTTATACGGGGGTGACGACGCCGGGCAATGCAGGAACTTGGCCCAACCCCGACGGGTTTTTCTACGACAATGCCGGCAAGCAATTCAAGTTGGAAGGCGTTTCAAATGTAGCTATATTCGGCGCAATACCTTACGCATCGAAGGCGGCAGCTATCGCCGGTGTTGATTGTTCTCCAGCCGTTGCTGCTGCCTTGGCATATACGCGCCCTGTTCAATTCGATCAAGGGTTTTACGGACATACAGGCGGTTGGGTCATTGGCCGTCAGCAGGAAGTGTACGGTGCAGGTTACGCCAGCTATGATGTATCAGTCGCTCTTGGAACCACCTTGGTTAAGCAAAGCGGCACAGCCATTGTTATGGATTGCAACAACTCAGACCCTCACTTGCACGACTTCACGTTCGATGCTAATGACCTAGACGGCAATCAGATTAGAATGGACGGCATGAAGTACGGTAACTTTGAGCGGATATCATTCTTGAACCAGGGTGCAACCACCTACGCGCTAGAATGTCGACCGTACGACGCCGTTTTAGCAACAACCGCAACCAATGTCTCGACTTTTAGTCGGCTAATATTCGACGCCAATCCACTGCAAACATCCGGTGGTCACATTAAATTGGGAGGGTCATTCCTATACGGAAACTTTTACGATTGCGTTATTGGCGACTCTGGTAACGACACAAGTACCGGGTTTTCTTTAACTATCGGAGACTCAAACCCTCTTGGCGTAACATCTCAAACTGCATTTCATAATTGCGCCATAGACGGTGCCATACAGGTAGGCGTTGGCGCTACTGGTGTAGGTGCCGTGCAAAAAATTGAATTTATAAAACTTACTCAAGAATCGGGATTTGATCGAGAAAATTTTGTTATTCAAGGCGACAATACTTCACTTTGCAATGTAAAAGGCTATCGAAGCAACTGGACAACCCCTGCAGAGCGAAGCTACCCGTTCATAATTGTTCGTGATCAATGCACAAACACGCTGATCGAAGACGCTGCAATGGGTGATGCTTACATTGGCGGCGCGAGACGTAGCGTTATATTTTTAAACGGCGCTGACGGTATAACAATCCGCAATGCTCTTGCTTATTCTCCAGATCCTTATGACTTTATTTTAATGCAAGGCACGACATCTA